ATCTCCGAACAGTACGCCGCCATGCCCGCCGGCCCCGAGCGTCTCGCGTTCCTCAAGAAGAACCGCGCCGCCATCTTCAAGTCCGCCTAACTTTCCCCTAACCCTCACCCGATAACATACCATGCCTAACACCATTGCCGCTCAGCTGATCGTCGATACCCTCGCCGCTCAGACCCAGACGGTTCTCGCCAACCGCCTCGCCGCCCTCTCCAACTTCTCGACCGACTTCTCCTCGGACGTGAAGCGCCCGAAGGACGTCATCCAGGTCGCCGTCGCCTCCGCCGGCTCCGCCACGCTGACCAACCCGACCGCGTTCAACACGATCGGCGACAGCACCCTCGGCGCCACCGCCGTCACCCTGAACCATCTCTACCAGCCCTTCGGCCTCGCGTACTCTGACATCCAGAACGCCGTCCGCCTCGAGCGCCTGGTGAAGATCAACCTCGACAAGCTGGCCGACTCCATCTGGGCCGCCGCTACCGCCCCCATCACCGTCGCCAACTTCGGCGCCGCCACCGTGACCGCCGCTGACTCGGCCGTCACCCCCGGCTCCGCTCAGCTCAAGGCTCTCTGGGCCGGCGTCAGCAAGGCTGGTCGCAAGGCGCTCATCGTGAACCCTGGCATCTACAGCCAGCTCATCCCGACCAGCACGACCTCTCTGCCCCTCTCCGAAGGTGCCTACGGTTTTGACGGCGGCGTCTACTACGCTTCCTCCTTCCCGTCCGAGGCCAAACTGGCCGGCTTCGCTTGCGCTCCTGAGGCGCTGGCGATGGCCGCTGCGGCCCCTGCCCTCGACCACGTCCGCGATGGTATGCTCGTCTCCGAGGTCGTTCAGATCGAGTCCCTCGGCATGAGCATCTACTACAACGTCTGGTCGGACAAGCAGACCCGCTCCCTGGTCGCCTCGGCTGAACTCATGTTCGGCGCCTCGAAGGCTGTCACCAGCGGCACGATCGCTTCGATCTACAACCCGTAATCGCCGGGGCTTAAAGCCCCCCGAACGAGACCCCCAGCGATGGGGGTCTTTTTTTTGCCCGACTCCGCAGATTTATGAGCCTATACGGTAAAGAGTTTTTGGACGATGCGAAGGAGATGATTTCCGACTTCGGAGTCCCCGGCTCGACCGCCGGCGGGGCAGTCACCTTCCAGTGCCTCATCTCCGACCCGGCCTATACCACCGTGCTCGAAGCAGGGGGGTATTGTGAGCGAACCCAGTACTCGGTCAGGCTCCCCGCTGTAACGGCCTCCTGGAGCCTCCCAGACGGGTCTATTGGGGCATCAGCGGCCACCCTTAGCGGAGGCGTCCCAATCCCCTCCCTCGGCATCGGCAAGAAACTGACGGTCGGAGGGAAGGTCGTCCGCATCACCAGCCAGACCCATAAGACCGCCTCGGCTTGGATCACGCTGGTCGTCATCGACGACAGCCAATGAACCCCCCTAACCTCCCAGGGGAGGGAATCACCCCGAAGAGTTACGAGGAATTCATGACGGCCCTCAAGGAATTCCACGTCAATTCCAACCAAGGCCTGACCGACGTGTTCCTGGAGCAAGCCGCCCTGATGTGCCGCGACTCCATGGTGCTCACGCCTCCCATCGTGAAGTCCGGCGGGCAGGGTCTGAGCAAGGACGCGAAGAAGGTCGGCGAACTGGCGATCATGGGCGACGTCCATTCGGTCGTCGTCGGCGAACGGTCTGGGTCTACCAACGGCCGCCGCGGCCGCCTGTTCCGCAAGCTCGGCAGCGCGTCCCTTCAGAATAACTTTTCCCGCTTCTGGAAACTGGCAGGGGACAACCCCGACCTGATGGCAGGAAACGCCCTCTATGCCCGAATGTTCGCCGGCCCTGGCTTCGGGACGGAAAAGGGGTTCAAGAAACTGAAGAACTACTTTGACCGCATCGGCTCGCAGGAGGCATCCAATGTCTTCAACCGCCCGGTCATCGACAGCGAGGCAGGGGTGAAGGAAGTCCACATGAAATTCCGCGATAAATTCGGCGGACGCATCAAGCGCAACGGCGGCCCTGGCATCAAATTCTGGGAACGCTTCGAGGCCAAGGACGGGGTGCTGAAGGACTACATCAAGCGCCGCTGGCTGGCCGTCGGCCGCATCAAGTCAGGCTGGGTCGATACCCTGAACAAACTTCCGAAGCCTAAATTCGGCGGCGTTGAAAAGAACGCTGGTCGGTCTGGCATCAACCTTTGGATCAAGCGCCACGCCCAGTCCACGGGATACGTCAACATCACCCGCCAACAGGCGGAGGTGTTCGCCCTCGGGCTGACGTTCGGGAACCGCAACGGTGACGTTGACAATATTGCGACCGACACGGACGTGAAGAACCTCGTCTACGGCAACCGCGTCAAACAGATGCCGGCCATGCTCGCCAACATCCTCGAGAAACAAGCCAAGAAATTTAACCGCAAATAACCAATGGGAACCAAGTCTCCGCGCCATATCATCGAGGCCGTCCTCGATACCTACCTCACCGCCGAATCCGGGCTCGCCGGCGTGGCGGTCTACACGGGCGACAACGCCGAGATCAACGTGCTCCCCAAGTGCGTCGTCCTCTGCGATGCGGCCCGCACCCCGCCCGAGCTGCCCGAAGGCGCCGGGAACTTCTACTGCTCCATCCGCCTGACCATCTTCTCCAATGCGGACGACACCACCCTGACCGACCACCGCGCCCGCTGTGCCGCCGTGGCCGGGGCGATGCAGGACGTGGCCGCCATCAAGGCCGCCTTCGTGGCCGGCGGTGACGCGGTCTGCTACGACGTCATCCCCGAGTCCGAAGACGAAGGCCGCGACGAGCGCTCCTGGGCGACCGTCCTTTCCTATACCGTCCCGATGGTCGTCAACCCCCAGGCCTGAGGGTTGCCCGTTCCCGCAGATTTAAACCACCATGGCTGCCATTCTCAACGGAACCTCTTGCATCTACGGAATCAACGGAACCGTTGCCAATCTGTTCGTGCAGTCCTACTCGATCAGCGCCGGCTTCAACAACGAAGACACCGTGCAGAACGAGTTTGGTCTTACTGTCACCCACCGCCTGGACGACCGCAAGACGACCATCAGCATCGAGGGCATCGTGAAGACCGGGTCGGTTCCCGTGCTCGGCGCCGTCCTCTCGTTCACGGCGAACACGAACTCCTGCTACCCGTCCGGCTCCGCCTCGACTGGTTTCTCGGGCGTCATCACCGCCGTTTCGGAGAAGGCCGCCAACAAGGGTTTCACCAGCGTGACGGTCGAAGCGGTGGACTACGAAGGCATCACCTTTGCCTGATTGACTTAGCCCCTTCGGGGGCGAGTCTGTCGGGGTGGACGGAAGATTCTTAAAGGCCTTCACCGACCCGGCAAGGGTCACCTGTCTCGGCAAGGTCGTCTACCCTTTCTGCCTGAAGTACCGCGTCAGGCTGCTCGCCATCGACTCGCCCTTCGTGACGGAAGGCCAGAAGGTCACCCCGCTCGACCTGCTGGTGGCCGTCAAGATCTGCGCCGAAGAGCCGCTCGGCGAGCTCACCCTTTTTGAGAAACTCAAGGTGCTCAGGCTCCAGCGCCGGCCGACCTTGTTCGAGGCCGAGCTCGAAAGGTTCATCGCCTACGTCCACGTCAGCGCGTGGCCGAAATACTGGGCGAAGAATACGGCGACAAAAGGAGAGGCCGAAGACGTTGGCATCCCTTGGCCGCTGGGCATCGTGACGGCCTTGGTCAAGGCGGGCTGGGAAGAGAAGCGCGCCTGGGAGATGCCCGAATGCCAAGCGGTCTGGTACAACGCCGCCATCTCCGCGGCCAATGGGTCGGATTCAAAACTTCTGACGACCGACGAAGAGGCCTTCCTCGAGAAGCTCGAAGCCGAGGAAAAGGTTGCCAAGTCCGCAGAGGTAAAGACCCCCGAACCCAATGGCCCAGAAACTTGAATACGAAATCAAAGGAAAGTCCGACGTCGAGCAGGTGACGGGTCGGGCCAAGAAGTCCGTGGACAGCCTGGGGGCGTCCTTCAAGAAGGCCGGGGACGACATCACGAAGAAGCTCGCCGGCATGGTCAGCATGGCCGCCCTGTTCGACAAGGCCTTGAGTTTCTCGCTCGATACCGTCCGCGAATTCGGGGTCATCGCGGATCAGGTCGGAAAGAGCGGTCTGTCTGCCGAGCAATTCCAATCCCTCGCCTTCGCCGCCCAGCAGTCCGGCGTCTCCATGCAGACGCTCGCCAAGGCGACCCGCCAGCTGCGGACTGACATGGCGGAAGCGGCCGCCGGAAACGCCGACCAGATGAAGAAGTTTCAGGCGCTGGGAATCACGATGGAGCAACTGCGGTCTGGCAACGCCCAGGCTGTCTTCGTTGCCTTGGCTAATGCGATGTCAGGCGCCGCGACTGAGTCCGACAAACTGACCATCGCCACGGGCTTCTTCGGGGACAAGGTCGGGAATGAAATCATCCCGATGCTCGGCGACGTACTCAAACTGCAGCAGGACATCGCGAACGCTCCAATAGTCGATGCGGAGACGCTCAAGATGCTCGACGAGTATAACGACAAGATTGATAAGATGATCGCCAAATTTAAGGTGGCGGTCGCCCAATACTTCCGGCTCGTCGAAATCATCGAGAAGTACACGCCCCAGGGCATCGTCATCAAGTACGTCCGCGACAAATTCCTTGGCGACAATGAGGCTCCGCAGCCGGCGGCACAGGCTCCCGAGAAACAGGCCGACACCGCGAAGAAGGTCATCGACTCCCTGAAGAAGCCTGAGAAGGAACCGAAGAAGGAAAAGGAGAAGGCGGCCGACACGAAGTCCATCGAGACCACGGCCACCTCCGTCTCCGGCAACGTCATCGGCGTCGGTCAGAATCCCGTCATCTCCGCCATCAGCGAGCAGATCGAGCTGGCGAAACAGCAACGCGACTACCTCGCCATCATCGCGTCGAAGGGTCAGCCCCCGAATACCACTGGCGACATCACGAACAAGGGCGCCACGCCCGACACCCCTGCGACCAAGAAACCTTAACCGATTAAAACCACATGGCCCTCGTATCCACAGGCGACCCCCTGACCACCAAACTCCTCCAGCCTGGAGGAACCTTCCAGACTAACGGCTACGGACTGCTGACTGGCCGTGCGACCTTCTACGTCAATGCCGCCCAGTCCGGCTCGGCCGTCGTTCCTGGTCAGGTTCATCCGAACTATTCCGACCTGTTCGTCCACAAGTACGTCCTGACGAAAGGCGCGCTCGACCTCGACACCATCGAAGCGGACTACGTCGGCATCAACAGTTTCCTCGGCGACACGACCCGCCCAGAAGTGACCGCCTCCAACGGCCTCACCTCGGAGCACATCGTCACGCA